ACAAGCAAAGTTTTCAACGATGGTTGAAGACGTGGTGAAGAATAGTAATGGTCTTGTGAATTACATTGATGCTGTCATTGTGGTATGTGACGAGTTAGAGATTGAGGTTGATACTGTCAACAAACTCATCTCAAAACCGCTGAAAGACAAGATTAAGTTTAATGCCCAGCAACTAAACTTTGTAAAACGAACAAGCAGAGGAGTCCTCCCGATATGACGGAGCAACCATTTTACGAATCAAATGTAATTAGAGAAGAACTAAAGGAGATGGAGCAACTTTATCTCGATCTTGCCAAACTCTCCTACAATCTTCCACGCCTGAACCAGGAAGAAAAATTAGATCACATTCGGAAAACCCTGGAACTGATCGCCAAACAAAAGGTTTTCTATGCTAGACTTGCTTTGATGTCACACGAGGATGAAGAAGCACGTGAAGTAAAGCATCGTATTGATACGATGACGGAGATGTATTCCAACGGGAAGCACATCAATCAAGTTCTAGACGAGATGGAGGAAAAACTCCTTGGTCTCAAAGCAACTCTTGACAACGCCTAAATAATGCGTTACCCTTATTGGGTAGTACACACAACAAAAACACACACGAGGAACACACAATGTCTTTTGCAAATCTCAAGAAGAAGTCTGGTTCATTTTCTAACCTGACTAAAGAGATTGAAAAAATGTCCAGCGGCGGCAAGAAAGTCGATGAACGCTTCTGGAAACCCCAAGTGGATAAGAGTGGCAACGGGTTTGCCGTTATCCGCTTCCTTCCTGAGTCCGAAGGTAGTGACCTTCCGTGGGCACAGGTTTGGAGTCACGCTTTCCAAGGTCCTGGTGGTTGGTTGATTGACAACTGCCCCACTACCAAAGGTGAAAAGTGTCCTGTTTGTGCTGCTAACACTGCTCTCTGGAACAGTGGAACTGAAGCAGACAAGGACGTGGCACGCAAACAAAAGCGTAAGTTGTCGTACTACAGCAACATCTATGTCGTCAAGGATCCTCTGAATCCTGAGAACGAAGGCAAGGTCTTCCTGTACAAGTACGGCAAGCGTATCTTTGACAAACTGATGGCAAAGATGCAACCCGACGAGAATGACTATGATCCGCAACCTGCATTCAATCCTTTCGATCTCTGGAAGGGTGCTGACTTCAAACTGAAGATCAAGCAAGTCGCTGGTTTCTGGAACTACGATGACTCAGTGTTCACTACACCTGATGTCCTTGGTGGTAAGTCTGACACTGAACTTGAAGAGGTGTACAACTCGATGCACGACCTTGCATCATTCACTTCTGATGATCAGTTCAAGTCCTATGATGAACTTGAGGCACGTATGAAGCAAGTGCTTGGTCGTCCTGCTGCCACTCGCATCGATGAAGAAACGCTGGAGGCAGAATCTGACTTTAATGCCCCCGATATTACCTCTCGTAATACCGAGGCACCTTCCTGGACTGCCACTGTGGACAGTAAAACAACTGGCACAGAGGATGAAGATCATATGTCTTACTTTGCTAAACTTGCAGAAGAAGACTAAAGGTTATGAAACGACTCGCTATCGCACTTGCAACTCTACTCGTCGCATCTCCTGCGATGGCGGGTCACGCCAGGCGATCTGGTGATGGGTTTGAAGTAGAACCTTCACACTGTGTCTACGATCAACTGTTCCACACTTGGAACTGCTGGTACAAACCAACCAGACCTACTAGACAACCACGTCACTATCACCATCACCACCATTACCAGCACGGTGGTCCTTACTTTCGCCCTAACAAGCACAATGAACACGGTGTTCCGTGTTACTTCTACAAGAAAGACGGTTGGTGTTTCTAATTAGTATCCGCCGCCGTATCCACCGCCACTAGATCCAGACGATCCACTAGATCCAGAGGAACCACTGCTTGATCCACTGCTGCTACTGGAACTGCTGCTGGAGGAAGAGGAACTACTGCTTGAAGAGGATGTGCTACTGGTACTACTGTAAGTAGTTGAGGTTGAGGGTGTTGTGCTAACCGTTGTTGTAGTATCTTCGACGATTGTTGCACCTGTGCTCGTACCGCCACCAGAACCTCCAGAGGAGATAAGTGCAGTAGAAGAACCACTACCAGATGCAGACCCAGTTGAAGCAGTGCTTTGACTGGGTTTTCTATAGTTTGTGATCCCGATGAACTCTTCAGCAAGAGTTGTTGGGGTCTTTTTGTTTCCGTCAACATCGATCTCACCGTGTGGTAGATATGCTGCGAGTTTCTTGAACTCTTTTACGAAGTCATTAACATAACCTTCACGAAGCAAGAAGATGTTTCTCTTCTTTTCATTCTCCGCTGCTTCCATCTCATAATACGTGACTGGTTTCCTAGAATCTGCCTTAGGAACTATAGTTCCATCAGGTCTGATGAATTGGAACGACTCATTCACAACAAGTCCTTCATCCAGAACCTTGATACCGTCTGTTGTTTTTATTTCATACGTTTCATAGTGACTGACCTTATCAACTGAACCATACTTGTTCAACACGTGAGCATATAATTGCTCTCTTGTCATTGGCCAATCATCATATACATTGATGATGTTATTGCAGAGAAGAACAACCCAGTCTAAACCAGGGTCACCATACAACACGTTAGCAATCTGATCAGGACGCTCACCTTCACCGATTTCATACTGTACAAATCCAAGCAGTGCACCTTGAAGATCATCTCTGATCTTGATGCGACGGAAGATGTTCTTAGTCAGTTGGAAAGGATGATTACCATTGACCTGAGAACGATCTCTGATGTATACGTTGGGAAGATACTTAAAATAACTCATTTGATCATATCTCGCGTGATGAAGGCAGTTTCCTTCAGTGTAAGTGCCATTTCCATAGCAGCAGGACCATAATCATCTAGTTCGCTATTGATTCCTTTCAAAGTATTCATCTGACCGTCAGGTGTGACGTTCATATTCAGTCCAGTGATCACCATTTTGGTTGGGAACTGCATAATCTCTCTGAGACGTGCACCTTTTCCACTGATCTCTTCAACTCTAGTTTCTCCAGAACCATTTGACTCGACACGAACAATCGAGCATCTAACATAGTCAGGGATGTTCAGGTATCTAGCACCACCGTATGACTCGGTGCCAGACTTCATAATTTTTTCCATAATGGAACCTTCTTCAACATTCCCCAACGGATCATAGTTACCAGCAGTACCACTGACTGATGGCAGCATTGCTTTTCTGAGTGCGTTGAAGATGTTGTAGCATTCTCTCGCTTCTTCTGGATTGCGAGGTGCCATCTTAAAGTTAAAACTGTGCTCTCTATAGTTCACACCACGGAAGGTGACTTCCTGGTACGGGTTGAACACTTTTTTATTGACAAGTGCGTTAATATCTTGTGCGCTGATGCTCCCCTCAAGACCAAGAGAACTGTTCACAGCACCAAGACCAGATGCAATAGCGTTCAAACCAAACTGAGGTTTGACACTCGCTGCAAACTGTTGGATGTTCTGAACTAGGTCTCCACCTTGTCCTGCTCCTTGTTCCGATAATGCTTTCAGAGCACCAACACCAGCGGGACCTAGAGTTGTCTCGTTATAGATGGTGTTATACGATTCCGAAAGATTATTGGGAAGATATAGATAAATAGTGAAACGAATCGGTTCACCTCTCGACCCTCCGTTGGGAGCATACATACCACCAGGATTCTTTCCCATATATGTGTATGGATTACCAGCATTGCTAGAACTATCGTAGACCTGAATCTTCAGATAATCTACAACTCTAGTCTCTTCGGCATCCTGAACATCGATACCATCACGCGATGTGAATGGCATCTCAGGGAGAGCTCTTGGATATACAAGTGGGGCTATTGACATTGATGAAACAACAGAGATCTTATCAAGGTAGGTTTCAGCCAAGTTACCCTGGAAAGTATAAGGGGGATCCTACAAACATTATTTATAGATCTTTGTGGGAACGTAAACTGATGGTATGGTGTGATAGAAATGAATCAATTCTTGAGTGGGGTTCGGAAGAAATTGTCATTCCATACCGTAGTCCTGTTGACGGTAGGATTCACCGCTATTTTCCAGACTTTTATATACGAGCACGCACCAGGCAAGGAGGGGTTGAGAAGTTCATTATCGAGGTTAAACCGAAAGCCCAGTGTGCGCCCCCCAAGAAACCTAAACGGCAAACCAAAAGATACATAAATGAAGTGAAGACATACGCTGTCAATGATGCCAAATGGAAGGCAGCGAAAGAATTTTGTGATGACAGGAGGATGAAGTTCCTTATTCTCACAGAGAAAGAGCTCAAGGTATGAGTGCATTTACCGACATAAAATCATTAGCAAA